CCTTCTGGAGTTATTGACCAGAACAAAGGTAATGTATTATCTTATTTACACAAAGCAATCAAACCTGTTAATCAGTTAAGAATGATAGAAGACGCATTAGTTATCTATCGTATCTCAAGAGCTCCAGAAAGAAGAATATTCTACATTGATGTTGGTAATCTACCAAAAATTAAAGCAGAACAATATCTGAAAGATGTTATGAATAGATATCGTAACAAACTGGTATATGATGCATCTACTGGTGAAATCAGAGATGACCGAAACCATATGTCAATGTTAGAAGATTTCTGGTTACCGAGAAGAGAAGGTGGTAGAGGAACAGAGATTACTACTTTGCCTGGCGGTTCTAATCTTGGTGAGATTGATGATATAACTTATTTCCAAAGAAAACTATACAGGTCTTTGAATGTTCCTATCTCAAGATTAGAAGCTGAACAAAACTTTTCACTTGGTAGGTCAACAGAGATTACAAGAGATGAACTTAAGTTTACAAAGTTTGTACAGAGAATAAGAAAGAAATTTACACCATTACTTACTGATATGTTAAAAACACAATTAGTATTAAAAGGTGTGATGACAATAGATGAGTTTCATAATATAAAAGAACTTATACAGTTTGACTTCTTACAGGACGGACACTTTACTGAACTAAAAGAAGCAGAACTAATGGAAAACAAATTGCAGACACTTCAATCCATAGAGTCATATGTTGGTACNTTCTTTAGTAAGAAGTGGGTACAGAACAATGTACTTAGACTTACTGATACAGAGATTGAAGATATGCAAAATCAAATGAACAAAGAAGCTGGACTTGACCCAGAAGATGGTGGAGTTGATGTTCCAGATAATACAGACGGTATCACAAGATATCCATCTATGGACGGAGCACCCATACCACCAGATGATATAGATGATGGAAGTCCTAAAGATGATAAAGAAGGAGATGATAAATGAGTAGTAAAGATTTCGTAAGTGCATTAGCAAAAGGTAGTAACCTAGATGCAGAAGATGCTTTTAAAAGTGCAATTGGTACAAAGGTTACTGGTGCATTAGAAACAAAAAGACAAGAACTTGCAAAGGGATTTGCAAACAACCATATACCAGAACCAGAAGATGACAAAACAGTTTAACAACTTTTATTCTTCATTTATGGAGAAGGACGAACATAAGAAATCTAAGGAGTACAAAAAATTGAATCCTAAGATGCGTAAGGCTGTAGATGATATTTTTAAAAAAATGGATTCTAAACCTTCAGATTTCCTAAATAGTTTTGAAAAAACAATAAAAGATGTAGCAAAAAAGTACAGAGTATCCGATAAAGACTTACTTAAGTATTTTGAACGAGAAATGTTAACGATAGGATAGAAAGATGATTTTAAAAGGTTCACAAAGTGCTGTAACATCAGCAACGACACTAGGAAGAGCAACAAGAATTAGAGTTAATGCTACCAATGCTGGAACAATTACTATAGCTGCACCTGTAGGAACTTTTAATGCACAATCTGCTGTTGACGGAACTGCGATTACAGTCAGTAGTCATGGTTTTGTTAGTGGTGATGAGGTTACATATTCAGATGGTGGTGGAACTACACTTGCAGAGTTAGTGGACGGTACAACATACTTTATAAAAGTAGCAGATGCAAATACAGTTAATCTTTCACAAACAGTAGGGGGAACTGCAATTAGTTTAACTGATGGTGGTTCTGAGAATCACACTATTACTGCAACAAATACTCATGCTGGAACAGTGGTTATGGTTCAAGACCAAGTTATCATACTTGACAAAAAACCAAGTGATACAATTGCGTGTAGTGCTGCTATGAGTTGTACATCAATCGGTACTCAACCTTAAGGAAATTTAACATGAATACTATAAAACTTATATCAGAAGAAATCAATGATGTAGAATATATCACTGAACAAAAAGAAGGTGGTAAGAAAGATTATAAGATTAAAGGTATCTTCATGCAAGCTGACATTAAGAACAGAAATGGTAGAGTATATCCTATGGAAGTTCTTGAAAAAGAAGTAAACAGATACGACAAAGAACATATTAAAGAGAAACGTGCTTTCGGTGAACTTGGACACCCAGAAGGCCCAACTATAAATCTTGAGAGAGCATCTCATATGATTACATCTTTACAACCAGACGGAAAGAACTTTATTGGTGAAGCAAAGATATTATCAACCCCTATGGGTGAGATTGTTAAGAACCTAATGGACGAAGGTGCGAAGTTAGGTGTATCATCAAGAGGTATGGGTAGTTTAAATCAGAAGAACGGTGCGAACTACGTTAGAAACGATTTTTACCTTGCAACTGCAGCTGATATAGTTGCAGACCCATCTGCTCCAAATGCTTTCGTAGAAGGTATTATGGAAGGAAAAGACTGGGTTTGGAATAACGGAACACTTGTAGAAGCAGAGTTGGTGAGAATGAAAGATAGAATTGAACGAAGAACTAAAAGTAGACACGCAAAAGAAGATGCGTTAGAGTTTGCTAAGTTCCTCAAATTGTTATAATTTATAAATATATTATACTAAAAGACCAATTAAAAGGAGAGCCCCATGGCTAACGAAATAGATAAAACAATCGAAGAGTTGGAAGCGGAAGTGATTGCAGAATTGGAAGAAGGCAATGGCGCTGACGCTCCGAAAAAAGGTGCAACTGCTGCTGAACCAATGAAGAAAAAACCAACTGATGGTGCAACTGGTGAAGAAGAAATCGGTGGAAGTACCCCAGACAAAGTAGACCCACCTAAAGGTCAAGATGCAGCTGGAAAAGAAGTTTCTGGTGATGCACAACAAAAAGGTGAAGGTAAACCAGACAAAATGCCAAAAGCAAAAGAAGCAGGTAAAAATGCACCTCTTGCTGCTAGTCACGTTCCAGAGGGAGAAAAAGAAATCTCTGAGATGGGACATGAGAAAAACGAAATGGAAATGCCTAAGACTAAAGCAGAAATGCAAGATAAAATGATTAAAGCTATGAAGTCTATGAAAAAAGGCGAAATGGAAAATATGTATGCTTCATACATGAATGGTAAAGAAAACATGGATAAAGAAGAGTCTGCTGAAGATAAAGAAAAAGCAGAAGCTGTAGAGAAGAGAGTTAAGGATATCAATGTTAAAGAACACGTTGATGCTTTAATGAACGGAGAGGGTGACCTTTCAGAAGAATTTAAGAGAAAAGCTGCAACAGTATTTGAAGCTGCAGTGAAATCAAAAGTTCGTGAAGAAGTTGAGAGATTAGAAGAAGACTACAGAAAAGACCTTGACGAAAACATGAACAAAACTCAAACAGAATTAACTGAGAAAGTGGATAACTATCTCAATTATGTCGTGGAAGAATGGACTAAAGAAAATGAACTTGCAATAGAACGTGGACTAAAAGGTGAAATTGCAGAAGACTTCATTTCTGGATTGAAACAACTCTTTGAAGACCACTATATTGACGTGCCAGACGAAAAATATGATGTCCTAGAGGCACAATCACAAAAGATTTCTGAACTAGAAGCAAAGTTAAACGAAGAAGTAGAGAAGAACATCGGCTTCAAGAATAACAATGCTAAGTTAGTTAGGGAACAGGTTATATCCCAGTGTACTGGTGATTTAACTGAAGTCGAAATTGAAAAGTTTAAGTCANTAACTGAAGATGTTGATTTTACTGACGAAGATTCTTTCAGAAGTAAACTTGACACACTTAAGGAAAGTTATTTCCCTAAGAACAAACCAGTTGTTACTGAANCAACAGATGATGTAGAAACTGGCAACGCACAGGACATAGACACTTCTGGTTCAATGGCAGTCTATATGAAGGCTATTGGAAAAGGTGTTAAGAGTGCAAAGTAAATAAATAAGTAGAATAATAACAAGGAGAAACTAATGTTTCAAACAGAACATCTACAAGAGAAGTGGCAGCCAGTCCTTGAGCACCCAGATTTACCAAAAATCGAAGATGCTTACAAGCGTGCTGTTACTACAATCATATTAGAGAACCAAGAGAAATCTCTAAGAGAAGACAGAGGTTTTTTAGCAGAAACCAAACCAACTAACTCTTCATTCGGTGGAAACGCAGACATGGATAGCTGGGACCCCATTTTAATATCTTTAGTTAGACGTGCAATGCCAAATCTAATCGCATACGACATTTGTGGTGTGCAACCAATGACTGGCCCAACAGGTTTAATCTTTGCAATGAGAGCAAGATTTGCATCATCTGATGGTGCAGAAGCACTTGTTGACGAAGCAATGCCTGATATTTCTAACCAAAATGCTGCTGGAACAATCGGTGGTGGAGATGTTGGTGCAACAGAAACTAACCCTGCTGTACTTAACGACAGTCCATCTGCTGGAACTTATGTTTCTGCAACTGGTATGACTTCATTACAAGGTGAAGCAATAGGTGACAGTGGTGCGAACGCATTCTCTGAAATGGCATTCAGTATTGAGAAACATACTGTTACTGCTGTAACAAGAGCAATGAAAGCTGAGTACACAATGGAACTTGCACAAGACCTTAAAGCAATTCATGGTTTAGATGCTGAAACAGAACTTGCAAACATCTTATCTGCTGAAATACTTGCAGAGATTAACAGAGAAGTTGTAAGAAATGTTTATGTATCTGCTGTTAAAGGTGCAGCTACAAACACAACTACTGCTGGTATCTTCGATTTAGATACTGATTCAAACGGTAGATGGTCAGTTGAGAAATTCAAAGGACTAATGTTTGCAGTTGAAAGAGATGCAAACGCAATAGGACAACAAACAAGAAGAGGAAAAGGTAATATGATTATCTGTTCTGCTGATGTTGCTTCTGCGTTACAAATGGCTGGTGTATTAGATTACACACCTGCTTTACAAAACAATCTAAATGTAGACGACACAACAACAACTTTTGCTGGTGTGATGAACGGTAGATACAAAGTGTATGTAGACCCATACTCTGCTAACGTAGCTGCTTCACAATACTACATTGTAGGTTACAAAGGTACATCACCTTATGATGCTGGTATGTTCTACTGCCCATATGTTCCACTACAAATGGTGAGAGCAGTTGGTGAGAACAGTTTCCAACCAAAGATTGGTTTCAAAACTAGATACGGAATTGCTGCTAACCCATTCCACACAGGAACGGTTGCTGCTTCTGGTGACGGTGCGATTTCAATCTCAGGAAATACCAACAAGTATTACAGAAGAGTTAAAGTTACAAACTTAATGTAATCCAAATTGTTACCGACTTAGAAGGGGACGCAAGTCCCCTTTTTTGTTTCTACCTAAATATAAATAACAGTGAAAAGGAAAAACAATGGTAGCAGTATCAAGACAACCGACTAAACTGGACTATGCAAGTCCTACTCAATTTAAGTTTACAATCAACCAACTTCCAAAGGTTGAATTTTTTACGGTGTCTGCAAACATTCCAGACATAACACTTTCAGATGTTGTAATCCCTACACCATTTAAGCCTATACCTATTCTGGGTCAAAATTTAACTTATGGTAATCTATCTCTCACATTTATTGTAGATGAGTTTTTAGAAAACTATAGAGAACTACACGAATGGTTAATAGGAATTGGCTTTCCTAAAAGTAGAAAACAGTTTACAGAATTTCGTTCTAATACATCAAACACAGGTAGTGCAACTGCAACACCTAAAGTAGATATGGGTGCAGTAGGAAAAACTGTTGCAGATGCATCTATGTTTTCTGATGCAACACTAACTGTTCTTTCAAACAAAAATAACCCAATCGTTGAAGCTCGTTTTAAAGATATGTATCCAGTATCATTAGGTGCGTTAGAGTTTAATCAACAATCTACTGATGTTGAATACATGACTGTTCAAGCAGACTTCACATATCAAATATACGAAATCCATGCACTATAAATAATACAAAGGATATATTATGACACTTGAAGAATTGAAGATGGAAGTTTATCTTTCATTAAAAGTAAATGATGAAAGACTTGATACAGAAGCACTCAAAAATCAAGAACTCTACGCAAAATACTTAGACCACAAATCACGATTTGAATTACTCTTACACAAAGCAAAAGGTGATTATAAAAAACTATATCGTGAGAAATGGGAATACTATGGTGGTAAGGCTGATGCAAAAGTCTACGTCACTAAACCATTTGACCTTAAAGTATTAAAGAGTGACCTAAGTGTCTACATAGAATCAGATGAAGACATTATACAAATAGAACATAAAGTAGCATACCTTGAAACAGTTGTCAAGTATATTGAAGGTGTTTTGAGGTCAATGGTGATTATAAAAAGATGTATCGTGAGAAGTGGGAATATTATGGTGGTAAAGCTGATGCAAAAGTTTATGTTACTAAACCATTTGACCTTAAAGTATTAAAGAGTGACCTAAGTGTTTACATAGAATCAGATGATGATATTATACAATGTGAACATAAAGTAGCATACCTTGAAACAGTTGTCAAGTATATTGAAGGTGTTTTGAGGTCAATCAACAGTCGTGGGTGGGACATCAAAAACGCAATCGACTGGAAAAAATTTGAAGCAGGAATGATGTAATGAAAGAATGGATTGGATACTATGAAAATATATTAACAAATGAGTTATCAGAAAATATTGCATTAAGTTCTAAGGGTTGGAAACAATCTACCTATTCTAGTCATAAAGGAGAAAATCCTATAGAAAAGAGCTTACAAAGAGTTGTAATGAACGAATCATATATTACAGAAAATATGACACACTATGCTGATTTACTTAATGCATCTAAAAATGTAATAGAGTTATATCTCAAAAAACACCGATATATGAAATACTT